ACAATTTGACCATATGGGGTTTCAAGAATTAATGCTTTTCCGTAGAAAGTATTACCGTCTTCTACAAGAGAAACAATTTTGTGTGACACTCTTTCTAAGTTAATGGATGGAGTGTCTGGATGACCAAGTTCACCAAGTGCTCTATTGGTCTTAATATATTCTTCATTATACCTAGCAACTTCATTTCTTAAAGTTGCCATTTCGTACATACGATTATTTTTGTTAATCTTATCACCGACTAAGAATGTGCCTTCAATAAACAAATTCTTCTTACCGTTCTCTGAAGCTTCGGTAAGATATTTTACATTCTCTACGGTTTCTCTAATTAGTTTCATATTACATTCCTGTTAGTGCAGTTGCATATGATGCTGTTTTAGTAACTTCCATAACAACAGAACCACCAGTATTAATTGTAATAACAATAGGTTGAGTATTGTTATTTGCTACTGAATGATTTAACTCATCAAGCATCATTGTACCAGAATTGTGTAACATCAATACTGGTACAGAGTTTCTAATAATTTGAATATTACCATTGGTCGACCAAGTTAATCTTCTAATGTTTGCCGCAGAAACAGTTTCGTTAGCATCAACTGCTAAGTTTGCTAAAGATACTGTTGTAGTTCCGGTATCAGCAACTCTAATAATAGATGCTGACCTTTGCGTGTTAGTTATTTCGAATGGCATATTATCTTAATCCTAATGATGAGCGTCTTCTCATTGACATTTTTCTTTTCAATAAAGTTCGGCGCAATTTAGCTTTTCTAGTTGTCTTCCATGACCGTTTTAACAAACGAGCCTTTTTTAATCTTACTGTTGCAGGTATTCTTTTTACAGTATTACCTGAAATTCTATATCCTTTAATGCCAGACTTTCGTACATTCTTCTGTACAACAATTCTGCCTTTGGCATTTCTTCTAACTCTACGGCGAATCTTATTGATTCTGCCCATCTTAATGATGTTGGAATTTGCTTCATCTAGTTCTAATACTTCTTCAAACATGTCTTCAGCGACATATCGTTTCGCTTCTTGCAATCTTTTGGAGACGATTTCATTCAAACGAGACTTCAGAATATCTTTTGCCTCATCCAATTTGTTTGATAAAATTAAATCAACAAATCTCACTTCATTTGCTTCCAAGAAAAGTCTGCCGCTTTTTTCAAATGATGTGATGACCTTGCAACCATATCAGAAAACTTTTTCTTGTTCTCATCATTCAAATTTTTATGTACTGTCAAAATGGCATGTGCAGTTTGTACATCTACTTTACTTGCCGTACCATCTTTATGACTTACAGTACCATGACTGTGACTATCTTTAATCTTTTGCAATTGACCGATTGCATCAACTGCTTCATCTAATTCTGTTTCTTCTGCCTGAATAGCTGCATCAACACCTGGACCATATGGTACCGAGAAGTATTTATCTAATTGTTTATTATGATATAATGCAACTTTAGTTCCATCAGGATAAATTCTAATTGCTTTTCTTTTCAACAATAGTATGTATGGTGTATCTTTGGTATCACCAGACTCATTTAAACTTTCTGCTTCAATTGCATCAACATCTTCTTTAACAGCTCTTCTTGCTTGTGTGAAGATTTGTTTGTTATTAGAAATTAAATCTACCATTTTGTTGAACATGTTTTGAAGAATCATTCTATCTGCATTATTAAATACAGGTCTTTCTTCTTGCATCTTGTCCAAGATTTTGTGGATTCTTTGTATCTGTGCCTTATTGGCAAGACCGGCACGAACCAACATGTCAAACTTTGAATAGTCTGACTTCTCTTCTTCAACGATAGTTTTAAAATCTAATAGAGATTTCATTAAGCAGTTTCTTCTGTGTCCTGAACTTCTACTGTTTCTTCTTTACCAGTAAAAATTGATTTTGCCAATTCTACTTTCTTAGCATCTAATGATTCAAATGCTCTTGCAGATAGTAAATTGTTTAATGTCTCTTTTGCTTCCGCAGCATTACCAGCACTCAACTGGTCAATAAATTGTGATGTTTCCATAATAATCTCCTTTTATCGCTTATTTAGTCCAGATGAATACTTCTCTACTTGTTTATCTAACATCGGTGTTAACGACTCCGTGGAGCCTGCTTCCTGAGTGTTGTCTTCGGCAGGGTATTGTTCTGGTGTTGCTTCAGGTTCTTGTTGTCCTTGTCCTTGGGCATCGGGCGGGACAGTAGGACCGCCAATTCCTTTGTCTTCTTCATCTTTAATTTCCTTATCCATTTGTTCAATTTCTTCATCAGTAAATTGAAGGATATTTTGTTTGACCCAATTCAACGAGTAGTATCTGCCAATGTATGGGTCAACTAATTGCAGAACTCCCATTCTTTCTTTTAACAATTCTGCTTCACGCATTTCGGTGAAGTTATTGTCTTTCTTAAATTCGTAATAGATATCTTCTTTGAAATCATCCCATTCTTCAACAGAACAAATGCCTTTTAAAGATAACTGTGTTCTTAATGCATAGTCAAATATCTGTGAAAACTTATTACGAAGTCTTTGTACAAATTTAGCAAACTTAACTTCATCTCTGGTAACTTCAGTTGTTCTACCAAGACCAATCATACCACCTTGTTGTGGTTCTAAACGACTGATAGGAACATTTAATGCATTTAATAATTTCTGTCTGAAGTAAACCACATCAGCTAATTCACCAAGATTTTGTCCTGCAGCCAATGTTGTAATCTCTGTACCTTTACCACCCTCACGGCGTGGCAACCAGAAGTCTTCTAACATCGACATATGTTTACGGTCATCACGGACTTCACCAGTCGCTGCATCGTAAACAATTTTGTTCTTATACTTAATCATCACATCACGAAGATACTGTTCGGCTTTACCTTTTGGTAAATTACCAACATCAATGTAGAACACTCTTCTTTCTGGTGCTCTTGAGACACGGTAAATAACAACCGCATCTTCAATCATTCTCAACTGATTAAGTGGCTTAATCGCCTTATGTAAGTATGATATGACGAATGTGTTTTTTGCATCCATCAAACCTGAATTCACATTCAAAATGGATTCAGGTGCAATTCTTAGTCCTGCATTTACTGAAGCACCATACGATTGCGTTACTGTACCTTTGTCATTATAGACATAGTATTCTGCAACCGATGTAATAATCAAGGCACCAGTTTTTGGGTCTGCGCCTTTTTTAATCTCTCTTACTTTACGAATCTTCCGAGGGTCAATGTATCTTAACTCTTGGATACCTTCTTTTGGTTTTGATTCATCAACAACAATGTGATAGTAAATTCTACCATCGATATACCATCTTTTAAACAAGTCATCCGCTAAATTACTGAAGTTTAATAATTTAAGAACATTATCAAACTCTTCTGCAATTTTCTTTTTGATGGTGTCTGGTTGTTTTAATTTATCAAGAACTATGTCTAGTGTTCTGCCAGATTCATCGTGTGTTATTGCCTCATTGACAATATCATCAATAGCCATCTCCAACTCAGGATGATTTGCCATTTCACGATATCTAGAAATCAGTTCTATTTCATTGCGAACAGAACCTTCTAAATCAACATATGTTCCATAATGAGCGTTTTGAGTAATGGTAACTGCACCATCATCCATTGTCTCCGTTGGAAGTGCGAAAGATGGTTGCTCAGGATTTTGTTTCTGAACAACATCATTTCTACCTAAGGTAAAACCGAAAAGTTTAATAGCCATTATTATATCATTCTATAAAAGGAAAAGGACCGAAGTCCTTTTCGTTACAATACACCAGTATCTACAGCGTCCCACCATTGATAGGTTAAGGTTACTGAAAATTCTTCAATAGTATCATTTGATCCCCAATCAACATCAATAGGGGTAATATCAGTTGGATAAACACCAACAAATCTATACTTCTTCAAAGTATTACCTTGTTTGCCAAATTGAGAAACTTCAGCATCAACTGAGTAACCCAATGGTGCAAGTGCAAGTGGATTGCGGACATTAAAGTTGTGACTATTAATGCCATTCATCCATCTTTCAAATGCATTACGGACAATGAAGTCTTCATCGTTGATGACGCTGATTGTCCAATCTGCAAAGGTTCTATTTCCAACAAACTTTAATTCTCTGCCAAAATAGTTAACTGGAACAACACCTACTGTTGAACCTGGTAACTGAGCAGTCTTACACATGAATGTAAGTTTAGTTTGTGCATTTGCTGGGGAAGCAAATCCTGGGAAAGGCATAGAAACTTCAAAGAGATTGGGACGAGCACCGTCACCTGTCATTTGACTTCTAAATTCGTTTACGCTAAATGCCATTTTTATTCTCCTGTTCTCTTATTTATTGGAACTTCCCAACTACTTCTTCGAATGATACGCCAGTGCGTACTGCAACAAAGTTGAGTTGGATAAAGTTGATTGAACGAGCAGGTTTAATGTAAATGTCACCAACAAATTCATTGCGGTCGATTACTTCTCCGGTGTTGTTTGTGTCATCACATACAACTCTGTAGTCAGTAATACCACGGCGACCTTGAACATCTCTTAGATATGGTTCAACTAGTGCAATGAATTGAGCTCTTGTGAATTGGTCATTAAACTCAAACATTGAGAATCTTGCTGCTCTAGCAATTGCCTTCTCAAGCACAATGAACAGACGGCGCACATTGATTCTATCAAATGCACTTGGTTTACTCAATAGTGTTTTATCACCAAATAAAACTGTTCCTTCGCCTTGGAATGTTACAACAGGATTAATACCCTTAACATAGAGAGTATCTCTTTCTGTCTTAGTTGGATTCCAAGAGAGTTTTACAACATTGCGAATTTGACCACGATTCAATCCGCCTGGAGAGAACCAAGGATCTTTTTCGATATCTGTCTTAGCACATAGACCGGCAATGTCACCGTTCAATGGCACCCAACGGTACACATCGTTATACTTGTCGTATTGATATTTCCAATTGCAATCTAAGAAAGCATAAGATGAAGAACCAATACTTGCGGCTTGTGTTACACATGCAGCGGCTTCGTTACCAGCATTATCCACAACATCTGACTTAGCAGGTGAAAAGAATACGATACAATCTTTTCTTGTTTCTGCAAGAGTAATCAATGAAGTGCTAATTGTGTTAGCGCCTGGACCAGTAACAATTAAAGAAATATCTGTTGATTCTGCACTACTGAATAAATTGTAACCAGTAATGTTATTTGCAGCAACAATAGTACCATCTGCACCAGCAGCAGTACCATTACCTAATGATAATGTAACAGCAGAAGCAAGTCTTGTGAAAGAAGTACCTGATGCATTGTTACCCCATGTAGATGAAGTGTTACTGTAAGTTGCAATACCATTTGATGTTGGATGACTCATCCAACGAATGTACTTAGATTTGTTAGTTAAAACATTCTTGTAATAGATTGTATTGCCACTATCATCTTTAGCGTCAGCCGCCTTAGATACAAATGCCCACTTTTCTAAAACTGTACCAGAAGTACCTGTAAATTTACCTTCTTCGTCAACAACGATAATGTGAATTTCGTCATTCGCACCACCTTGAGCAGAAGTATATGTAGAAGTTCCTGGAGTACCAGTAAATTGTGATGAGTATGCCCAACCACTATAAGTGTTAGCATCTGCAACAGAAACTTTTAATGTGTTACCGATTGCGCCAGCATATCGAGCGGCAAATTCACCATAAGTGTTTGCACCACTAGAGTAGTTGTCTAACCAGTCATCGTCATTTTTGATTAAAACGGATGTACCGTTTGCAACCGCAGTTTTAGTTGCAGCGCCAAAAGTACGAACAACTTTGAGATTGTTTGAATACGCAAGAAAATTTGCAGCAGAGAACCAGTATTCATAATTATTAGAGTCAGGTTTGCCGAATCTTTCGACAAGTTTTGCCTCGTTTGAGATTGTAATAATCTCACCAACTGGACCCCATGCAAAAGGACCTGCAAATGCGCCGATTGAAGTGGCGCCGGAAGGAATAACTGTAGTCAGGTCAACTTCTGATACATTTACTCCAGGTGATAGCTGAAATGCCATTGGATTTCTCCTTTAAAAGTATGGGTCAAATTCGAATTTATACTGTATTTAGTTATTTAGAAAGTTGAGGAATGATAACCTTTTTCTGTCCAATAGTCGTTACCGTCCACGATAACCTCTTCTTTCCGCCCATCGTCAAATATACCAACGGGCGTTAGTTCTTCCTCACTTAGCATGTTTTGTTCCGCTAACATCAGTTTTCTAATATCAATATTGGTCGATTCTTTAAAGAATGACTGTGCTGTTAACCAAGAAAACAAAACTAGCCCCATAACTAAGTCATCGTTATTACCTTCTTCCGCAGCATAACTGTCACGGTTTCTGGTGAAGGTATTCATTTCGGCAATGGTGTCAAAGTCATTGATAATTAACTTATCATTTTCCACCAATGTCTTTAAGTTAGCACATCCGACTTTTTTTACTGTCTTTGTGGTCTTGATACCAAAACTAGTAGACCTTTTAAATCCACCAGAAATACTTTGACCTTTAATATGATGATGTTCTAACTTGTATATGTTTTCGTATTCCAAATCATAGTGCAGAATATCGACAACTTGTTGACCAATGTTATTGGTCTCAACCAGAGCATACGCTTCATTGTACTTCTTTGCAACTGAGAAAATTACAGTCGGAAAGAACAATAAAGGCAATTTATTATTCCTATATTTAGCCACCTGTTTATAAGGTATTTGACTTGCATCTATGACATTGATTGTTGAATAGTCTAAATCAACACCTTCAGCACAGTCAATTGTGGCAATATACAAATGGTCTTTAATAGGTTCTTCGTATATGTCAAGACCTTCAATTGAAGATATTGGGTTATGAAACGCAAGACTTCTCAGTTTTACACCAGATATCAATGTAGCTGATGACCCAATGAACTCAGTTTCAAACTCTTGTCTAAACTGTTCTTCACTAGTGTTTCTAATAGTCTCATTCTTCCATTCTTCATCTCGACCAGGAACCATTGACCAATGTACTTCAAGTGGTTTGTAAGTAGACCTGCCTTCTATTGCATCTACCCACATCTTATAGAACATGTTCAAACCATTAGGGGTTGAAA